AGCCCAGCATGCAATTGCTGACTGATCCCAACAGTCGCTTCAAGGACAATATCGAAATCGGCGGTCTGCTGCTGTGCAAGTGCCCTATGGAGCTTGTTGAGCAGCGCAACGCACACTTTCACAACATGACACGGGCTCAGACCGAGTCGGTTGACAACAATCTGATGCGCCAAAGCGATCCGCGGATGCCGCTCTTCCAAGAGAAGCGGTCAACCTCGAGCTTTGGCAAAGGCGCTTAATTTCCATTCAAGGAGTCTTTCATGGCTTACCCCATTGTCGCTGCGCCCTACGGGCTCGCACCGATCAATCTGCTGGGTGGTCGCGTGTTTGCTGGTCAGACCCGTCTGATCCCGATCGCGAGCGGCTCGACTACCGCCATTTTTTATGGCGACCTGGTCAAGCTGAACACGAGCGGGACGCTGGACAAGGTCACGACCACTGCCACCGCCACGAACGCGATTGGCGTGTTTCTCGGCTGTACCTACACCAACCCGTCGACCAACCAAAAGCTGGATTACCAGTACTACCCTGGCGCGATCACGGCATCGGACATCCAAGCCTACGTCCAAGACGACTACGACCAACTGTACAAGGTTGCCGTGGTTTCGTCGGGCACGACCATCGGCGGGCTGACCCGCGCGGCCGTTGGCCAGAACATCTCTGTGGTGCAGAACTCCGGTTCGACCACCTCGGGTGATTCGGCCGTTGGCGTTCTCAACAGCACCGGCACCGCCACCACCCTTCCGTTCCGGGTTGTGGATGTCGTACCGGAAACCGTCAACGCTTCGGGTTCGTACACTGAAGTGATCGTCAAGTGGAACTTTGGCGTTCACCTCTACACGACCGCCGTCGCCGCCGCCTAAGGAGTAGCACATGGCAATTTCACGCGCACAACTGCTGAAGGAGCTTCTCCCCGGCCTGAACGCCCTGTTCGGCCTTGAGTACGCTCGATACGGCGAAGAGCACAAGGAGATCTACGAAACCGAGACCTCCGAGCGTTCGTTCGAAGAAGAAACCAAGCTGTCCGGTTTCTCGGCGGCTCCGGTAAAGAACGAAGGCCAAGCGATTGCGTATGACAATGCGCAAGAAGCTTGGACGGCCCGCTACAACCACGAGACCATCGCTCTTGGGTTCTCGCTGACGGAAGAAGCCATTGAGGACAACCTCTATGACTCGCTGTCGGCGCGCTACACCAAGGCGCTGGCCCGTGCCATGGCGTACACCAAGCAGGTCAAGGCGGCCGCCGTTCTGAACAACGGCTTCATCTCCGGCACCAACAACCAGTACAACGGTGGTGACGGCGTTCCGCTCTTGAGCGCCTCGCACCCGCTGGTGAACGGTGGCACGAACAGCAACATCCCGTCGACCCCGGCGGATCTGAACGAGACCTCGCTTGAGGCCGCCGTGATTCAGATCAGCCTGTGGACTGACGAGCGTGGCCTGCTGATCGCCGCCAAGCCGCGCAAGCTGATCGTTCCCCCGTCGCTCCAATTCGTCGCCACCCGTCTGTTGGAAACCGAACTTCGCGTCGGCACCAACAACAACGACGTGAGCGCGATCAAGAACAACGGCTCGATCCCCGAGGGCTACACGATCAATCACTTCCTGACGGACGTGAACGCCTGGTTCATCACCACCGATGTTCCGAACGGCCTGAAGCACTTCGTTCGCACGCCCCTGTCGCAGTCGATGGACGGCGATTTCGACACCGGCAACGTCCGGTACAAGAGCCGCGAGCGTTACAGCTTCGGCTGGTCGGATCCGCTCGGCATCTACGGCTCGGCCGGCGCATTCTGAGCATGACCCAGCAGTAAGCAAGAGCCTCCTTCGGGAGGCTTTTGTGTTTCTGGGCTCTTGCACACCAGAATCAATCAAGGTATAGAATGCAGCATCTGGGTGGACACTCTTGCCGACTGCCCCAGCAGACGATGCAACGACGACAAGAGTACCTTTGCATAGGGATTGAACATGGGACGTTCTACTTTTGAAGGGCCAATTCTGTCTGGCGACAATCGATTTGGTCCTCTGCGCGACGTTGGCTATGCCCGTCTGTCGCAACAAGCCGCTCTGAGCTTTGCGGTTACCACCAATGGCTCGGCCGGGTACTGCGGTTCGTCTGGTCAGTTCGTGGCCAGCAACACGATTCCGAACGTCAACGCCACGGTCTACACCCCGTCAAGCTCGGTGTACCCGCCGGCGGCCGCCAGCATTACCGCCGACACCGGCAGCGCGATCTATCGTGGCGCCGTGTTCTTCATGCCCATCAACTCGCAGATCATTGCGGTTGACTACGACATCGGGATTTTCCCGACGGTGGCTTCCGGTTCGGTGACGTCGATTCAGTTGCTTCTGGGTAACCAGTTCAACGGCTCGCAGTACGCTCAGACCGCCGCCATCACCTCGGGCACGGGTCGGCAGACGATGACCTACAGCGGCACGCAAGTGACCAACATGCAGGCCACGACCGCGGACATCACCAACGGCCAGCAGCCGTCGCAACTGTCGCAAGTGGTTGCAACGCTGGTGATTGTCGGCTCGACCATGACCACGTTGGCGACCGGCACCAACTACATCACCATCAGCTATCGTCAGTACGACGGCAACATTGGCAGCACGACCGCCTACCCCTACGGCAACTTCGACTAAGGGGAACGCATCATGACGATGCAGACCGACGTCAAAGCATCCCACTTGAATCAAAGTGGGTTTGCGACGGGGCCGAATCGAACTCGCCTGCGCGGGTTCTTTGCGATCCCGACTTCTACGGCCGGCACCGTGAACATCTTCGACACGCTGACCGCGCCCGTGACAACCGGCACTTACGGCCGATCGGGCACAACGGTTACCGTGTCGCTGACAGGGCACGGGTATCAAACCGGGCAGTCGCTGGGGCTTGCGTTTTCGTCCGGCACGGGTGGCTCGGCGACGAACGGCAACTACAAGATCACGGTGGTAGATGCCAACACGTTCACGGTGACCGACATCAACTCCGGCACCATCACCGGCACGCCGGCGGTCAGCATTGCCTCGGCATGGATGGTGTCGTTTGACACCAACGCCAACGTGGCGGCGGTGATCTCGGTCAACATTCCCGGCGAAGGAATTCTGGCGTACAACCAAATGTACGTTCAGATGACCAACGAAAACACGATCACGGTGTTCTACGGATGATGGAGCCCGTCCAATCCTCGACAAGCCTGGTGGGCCGCAAGATCATGATCGGCCTGCCGACCTATGACTTCAAGGTCTCGACCAAGCTTGCGATCGCCTTGGCAAGTTTCTGCGTCAAGGCTCGAGATCATGGGGTCGACATCCAGATCAGCAACGTCTCAGGCTGCTCTGTGGTGTCGCGGGCGCGCAACCTTGTTGTTGAGGAATTCCTCAACAGCGACTGCACCGAACTGATGTTCATTGACGCCGACATCAACTTCAATGCGGACGACATCTTCCGGCTAATGGTCTGGGGCACCGATCCCAAGAAGGGCGTGGTAGCCGGCATCCCGGTGGCCAGGAAGAAGGGCAAGGTGTTCATCTCGACCTTGGACACGGACGAGGAAGGGAAGGTCACCATGAACCGCATGGGCTTGGTCAAGGCCCGGCGCGTGGCCACGGCCTTCATGCTGATCCGGCGCGAGGTGTTTGAGAAGCTGAAGGCAGCGCATCCTGAGTGGCAGTACGATGATTCTCGAGGCTCCGGTGGCGGGAACATCTATTCGTTCTTCGACTTCAAGTCCACGCCTGAAGGCTACGTTGGAGAAGACTACGTCTTCTGCGACCGCGCCGCCGAGGTGGGGTTTGAGGTCTGGATCGATCCGACCATTCGGCTGGGCCACATGGGCGTCGAGGAGTTCGTTGGCTCCTTCGGCGAGGACTGGCTCTATCCACACATGCTGGATCCGAAAAAGGATGCTGCGTAATGCCCAAGACCCCCGCATGGCAGCGCGCTGAAGGCAAGAACCCCAAAGGCGGCCTCAACGCCAAGGGGAGAGCCTCTTACAACGCGGCCAACCCCGGCAAGCCTGGCTTGAAGGCTCCTGCTCCAAACCCAAAAACGGAAAAAGATGCCGCTCGTCGCAAATCATTTTGCGCTAGATCGGCGGGTCAAGCAAAAATGTTTCCTGAAGCTGCAAAAGACCCAAATAGCCGTTTGCGTAAAGCGAGAAAAGCATGGGCCTGTTAACTTGCACACGGTGCAAAGAAGCAAAACCAGAAACTTCAGAATGGTTTCCATTGCACAACAAAAAGAAAAATGGCCTTGATAGTTGGTGTCGCGCATGCAGGGCAACGTATCGCAATTCGATTAATCGCGGCAAATTTAGAAAGTTGATTTCTGATCAAGAATTGATGGAGTTAAAAGCAGAAGTTACACAATGTGTAATTTGCGGGGAAACGGGCGCATTGGTTGTAGACCACGATCATCACACAAACAAAGTGCGTGGCATGCTTTGTAACAACTGCAATCTTGGATTGGGGCATTTCAAAGACGACCCGCTGCTGCTTGAGTTTGCGTCGCAATATTTGTACGCTTCTGCGGATTTGCCCGAATGGAAAAAATATTTAGCTAATTGCAAACAGGACTGCTGACATGCCAAGTCACAGCGCCAAGCAACATCGTTTCATGGAAGCAATTGCCCACAGCCCGTCATTTGCCAAGAAGG